AAGCTGCTTGGAAAGGACGGAACATGAACGAACTGACGGATGAACAGCTTTATACTATCGCGCTGGAAAAGCGCAAGAACGGCAACGGAACGACGAGAGCGTATGCCGCACAGCGCGAACTTGCGAAACGGCATGGAGTGATCAAACCGCATAGCAACCGCGCAGACGGTAGCACAAAGCGTTTTTCCTACCAGGGAATGCATCGATCATTATGGGCATCCGTGCTGCGACGATTCAAGCGAAGAGGACGGGAGTATTTGCGGAATGCTTGACGATTTACATCAGATTGTTATTAAGAACGAAAGCGTGGACTAAAAATGAAAAGCAAGGACAGAGTGCCGAGTGGATATCGAGAAGGAACGCGCGATTGGGAAGATCAATACGACATGCTTCTAGATGACGGGGTTACGTGCAATGAATGCGTACACGTCGAAAGATGTTGTGCGATATTCGGGCAAAGACCCTATGTAAACAGCGGAAGATGCCAGTTTTATCCAAATAGATTTAAGTTCAAGTTTCAAGTGGGGATTCGCAATGGGTAAGCTTCTCGATTCGATTCGCGCAAAAGCAGGACTCCCGCAAGAAACCATTGATGATACGGGAATCTGCCGGACATAATGAAGATTACATGGGATTTGAAACAGATAACAGATAGAGCATCCTTCTGGGTGCTCTTTTTCTTGCTTCTTGACTTTAGCGCATTAAGGTGATAAAATGCAGTAGAGAGAATATAGATTGAGGTGACATTATGCCAGCGGGACAACCGAGGCGTTTTGAAAGCGGAGAACAGCTTATCGCGCTGTGGTATGAGTTCTGCGCTGAAATCGTAGAAGATGGATATAAGATTGCGCCGACGCTCACGGAGTTCGGAAAATGGCTTGCTGTGCCTCTTGACGAGACCGACAGGAAGACTTTATACAATGCGCTATACAAATACTTCCCCGAAGTAAAAAACGTCGTAGAGGGTGCGAGAGCGGACGTAGTGGCACAGGGAACAATGCTCGGAAAGTATCAGCCGTCTATGAGCATCTTCGCGCTAAAGAACTGGTGCGGATGGACTGACAGGATGGAAACGCAGAATGAGAATCGAAATTATGATATGGGCGTTGTGGAGCAGATTGAAGAAGCGGTACTCGAAAAATGACACGCGAAGAAGCGGTAACGTTCCTGGTTGAAAAGCCGTATAAGCTCGGTCACATTGTGGGATTCACAAAGCTCACAGAGATGCACAACGCATGGATCATCGACATGGTGCGCGGGAAAGACGATAAGACGCTGCAGGCGCACAGATCGAGCTATAAGACAACGTGCGTATCAATCGCGCTTGCATTGATCGTGGTGCTGCTCCCAAAGATGCGGACGATGTTCTTGCGCAAGACCGACGCGGATATTAAAGAGATCATCCGACAGGTGCGAAAGATTCTGGAAAGCCAACAGATGCAGTATTTTGTACAGACCATCTACGGCGTTCGGTTGCAGCTCACATCGGCAAACGTGAACGAGATAAGCACGAACCTGTCGAACGATCCGAGAGGAACACCACAGCTTACAGGGCTTGGCACGGGCGGATCGCTCACCGGTAAACACTACGACAGAATATTTACTGACGATATTGTGAACGTTCAAGACCGTGTGAGCAAGGCAGAGCGCGACAGGACAAAGATCATCTATCAGGAATTGCGCAACATCGTCAACATAGGTGGGCGCATTTACAATACGGGTACGCCGTGGCATGTGGATGATGCGTTCTCGCTCATGCCGGAAGCGCAGAAGTTCGATTGTTATTCAACAGGACTGATTGCGCCGGATATGCTGGACACGATCAAGCAGAGCATGACCGCAAGCCTGTTCGCGGCAAACTACGAACTGCGACACATTGCGTCCGAGGATGTCATCTTTGCGAATCCGCAGATTGACGGAGATCCGGCGATGGTTGAACAGGGTGATTGCCAGGTTGACGCGGCCTACGGCGGCGAGGACTACACGGCATTTACCATCTGCAACAAAGTCAACGGAAAGTATTATGTTCTTGGGAAGTTGTGGAGAAAGCACGTTGATGACTGCATCGATGCTATCATAGCGTTAAGGACGCAATGCAACGCTGGACGAATCTACTGCGAGACGAACGGAGACAAAGGGTATTTAGGCAAGGAGCTGCGACGCAAGAATGAGCGCGTTATCATGTACCATGAGGACATGAACAAATACCTTAAGATCACAAGCTATCTAAAGGGCGCGTGGCAGAATGTTATATTCGTTGCCGGAACTGACAAAGAGTACATCAATCAAGTATGCGACTACAACGAGAACGCCGACCACGATGACGCGCCGGACAGTCTAGCATCAATCATCCGAAAGAAATACTTCTCGAAAGGGGCAAACGCGTGATTACCTACCAAGAGTTTATAGCGACATACAAAAACGGGTTGCCTACATCGGCAGGCGTTGAAGCAGTTGTCAATGATCACAAGGCCAGCGATGCTTACAAACTCGCTCTGATTGCTGACGATTACGACCGACAAAAGAACACCACGATCATGGCATTTGAAAAGATGATTCACACCATGACTGGCGCATCTATGGTTGATCCGTATGCCGCGAATCACAAGATACCGTCGAACATGTTCCGCAGACTGAACACGCAGCGCAACCAGTACAGTCTTGGAAACGGCGTATCTTTTGAGAAGCAAGGCGTAAAGGAAAAGTTCGGAGAGGAGTTCGACACCGAGTTGCAGAAAATTGGATATGCCGCGTTGATTCACGGGTGCGCGTTTGGATTCTGGAACCTCGACAAGGTGAAGTGTTTCCGACTCACAGAGTTTGCGCCCATGTATGACGAGGAAACGGGCGCATTACGCGCTGGTGTGCGATTCTGGCAGCTTACAGACAAACATCCTATGAATCTATGGCTTTACACCGAAGATGGCTATATGCGCTTCTCTGGCGTTTCTGGCAAGATCGTGGCGAAAGACGAAAAGTTTGTCCCGTACAAGATCAAGGTTAAAAAGACGCAAGCGGACGGCGAGGAAATTATGGATGGTGAAAACTATCCGTCTTTCCCTATCGTTCCGTTATGGGGTAGCGAACTAAAGCAATCAACGATTGTTGGTATGCGTGAGGGCATCGACGCTTACGACCTTATCCGTAGCGGACTTGCAAATGACCTCACGGAATCAGCGTTCATTTACTGGCTCGTCAATAACGCGCAGGGCATGAACGATCTCGACAAGAGCGAGTTTCTTGATAAACTTCGGAAGTCGCACATGGCGATTACCGAGGGCGATGGCAGCGGCGCGGGAACGACAATCACGCCGTTTGTGCAGGACGTTCCGCACGAAGCACGAACCGCATATCTCGACAGAATCAAGGCGGGACTGTATGAGGACTTCGGCGGGCTTGACGTTCACACCATCGCGGCTGGTGCGACAAATGACCACATAGACGCTGCATATCAGCCGCTCGATGAGAACGCGGACGATTACGAATATCAGGTGATAGAGTTTGTGCAGGCAATTGCCGCGCTAAACGGAATCCCGAAGCAGGACGCAACGCCGATATTCAAGCGCAATCGAATCTCTAACCAGATGGAGCAGACGCAAATGGTTCTCGCGGCGGCAACGTATCTGGACGAAGAAACCGTGATTAAGCATCTTCCGTTCATCAGCGTTGACGAGCAAGCGGAAGTCATGAAGCGCAAGGCGAACGAGGACGTTGCACGGTATAAGGCGATGGAAGAAGAACTCGCCGAGCAGGAACAGGCGCAACAGCAGGAACAGACCGAACCGCCGCAGGAGGAAAACATAAATGCTTGATTTTGTTGTAAGCGGGCAGGAACTAAAGCGCGTTGACAGTAATATGATCGTGTCTGACACGATTGATTACATTACCGCGCGTTTTCGGTTCTCCGGAGATTGGGCGGGATTGACGAAACACGCCTTATTTGAGAAAGGCACTGACACATACGATATCACGTTGACGGATAACGCTATTACCGAAAGCGATTCTTGTAACCTAACGGATGGAACGTGGCTATTGAGTGTTGTCGGCGTTGAGATCGTGGACGCTGTTGTAACGCAGAGGATTACCACGCAACAGATTGAGTTGAGCGTCACCGCATCCGGCAACACGAGCGGAGAGCCTTTCCCGCCGTCATCTGGAAGCGATTTATATCTGACGCTGAACCAGACCACGCCGCAAACGATCATTGACGGTGTGCCACTTCTCGCGTCGGATAGAACGATCAACGCGGACAATCAGATTACAGACAAAAAATACGTTGACGATAAATTCGCAACCGTAACCGCCGACGACTTTAATCATAACGATCTTGCAAACAAGCAAGGCGGTACTTCGGGCGAATACTACCACATGACGCAA